CCACCCACGTCCCGTAAATTAATACGGGCGTGCCCACCTCGGCTTGGTGCTGACGGACCGAGGACGTCCTGAACGCTCCAAGTGGAGAGGATCCTCAAACGGGTCAAGACCACGTTTGAGGAACCACTTGAGCAAGGCACCGTATCCATCCAAATGACTTGGAGGTGGTACGGCTGACACTACATGGCCCCTGACAAGGGGGCTATGAGTATCAGAACACAACCGCTGAGTCTCATACGGGACCAGTACGGAGTGTCTGCCTAACACCGAGCTATCCTCCGCGACATGCGGGAAAGGGATCATCTCCCCAATCCACTTGTCGAGAAGGGCACAGACCCTCCAGTAACCAGCGAAATACATCTGGTTACGAAGGGAAACTGTGCTCAATAGCTCGTGAGCGTCCGAACGCTGGGAAGGGAGCATACTACGAACACGAACGATGGATACGTCCTGTCCATCATAGTACTCCCTGCCGCAAGACTCTCTGAACTTCCCAGTCCAGAAAGACTTGCCGGTATTCACCCGAAGACCAAAATCTTCGAGTTTTCCCACAGCGTTCACGGCGTATTCAACGGGGACGATGATATCGTCACCGTAGATGCGCACCCGACGATGGAAAGACTGAACGTCTTTCTTCGTCAACTGTCGGTTGAGCTTCTCTTCAATCCCACAGAAAACGATGGTCGCGAAGACCATCGCTTCAATGGGAAAGCAGAGAGCCGAACCCATAGACGCGAACTTGGCAAGACGGTAAGTCTTACCAAGTACATCAGCCTTCCGCGAACGAGTCGCATCAAGGGCCTGTGCAACATTAGGCCAGTGAGCAACAAGTTCGCGTACGAGCTGATTCGAGACGCGATCGGAAGCTTCGCTCAAATCGAGCGTAGCCAGGGTCCCATAATAGGACCCTTCCCAGGCCATCCTCCGGTTAGGATTTTGGTCTTGGAATCCAATCAGCCATCTAAAAGGGTTGTCAGACCCTTCCAGATGGCCAACAAGGGACTCGAGAACCGACTGCTGTGCATATTGCATGCACGCAGGCTCGATCGCGATGATCCTTGGCGCCTTGAGCGTTTTAGGAACAGTAATGACCCTCACGGGTCGTTCCTGTCCAGGTTCGAGGAGTTCCACATGGGCGAGCTCGTTATAATAGCTCGCGGAAGGAAAGAGGTAATCCAGTGATGGAAATACCTCTTCCAGCCTCCTGGTCCATTCAGACTGCTGGTACTTAAGGTTTCCCTTAAGACCATCAGCTGTAGCACCAGGTCCATGCTTTGGGACAAGACGTCCGTAGTAGATATCTTCATCTACTCGTTGCAGGACGTCAGCCCAAAGGATCCGACCAATCCGCTTGAAGCGAGAAATATCCGCTTCAGTTCGTGATTGATCGGCATCTCGGACTTCCTGCTCACACCTGAGGAACTGTCTGATGGTGTAATCTTTACGACCTTGTGTCGTATCGATTCCAATCTTGCCAAACATCAGAGTTATCTGACGAATGGCTTGAATGGCATCCACCGATGGTTCCTCAAGCAACCGCCCAGAAGAGCGGTCGAACACTAGACCGAGAAAACCCACCAATAGGGCTGGGAGCTCTCCTGAATACTGACTTCGTGAGAAGCCAGTAAACAGATTACGGTCGACACAGCCACGGTCAAGACTTTTTTCGAAGTCTTTTCCGTACTGTGCCAGGGATATCGTGAGAAACGATAGCCCCTCGTGTTCGACACGATCCGCGATTAGTTTGTAATCGCGGATGGTGCTCACGCCACACCAGGTGCCCCGATCAAGGAGCACCTCCTGCAGAAGGCACATGAGCTTTTTCATGTCCTCCCCTTCCTAATAGAGGGGGTAAGGCATGCCTGTCATGTGTCCTCATAACCCCACAGGTCGTTCTCTAACGGATACTTACCCGTTAGAGCAG